GACTGCCTGCACTTCTATCTGCTGGTCTCCATCTGCAGCCAGATTGAATCATCTGCTCTGCTAATGAGGGACCTGTGTCTCCACGCTTGTGCCAACAGGAACTATCCAGTACACCATAGCGAATAGTCCCATCATTCTGCTCAGCTTCTAGTACCTTTACTGCTAAATCCTTGGCAAGTACCTTACTAACGTACAATTCCCGGTAGATTATCAGCTGTTCGCTAGGAGTTACAGCAAACCAGACAACGGCTGAGTAAGAACCGTAACCATAGTCACACGCTCTGAACTTAACCCAACTTTTAGGTATGTCCATCGGGTCAATAACATGAATCTGTCGGTTAAACTCTGAAAAAGCTGCACCTTCTGATACATCCCAGTTACCTTCCAGCAATTGCTTGCGTTGATGCTCAGGTAAAGAGAGCAACATCGTCTCATAATCCCCTTGTGCAGCTAGATATGGGTTATCTGTCAGCATCGCAGGTATAAACCTACGCTTAAACAGGGGTTGCCCACCCTTACTATGCCCTTTAGGGTAGGCTAGTGTCTGCCCTGTCTCAATATCTGTAGCCCAGAATGCTTTTCCTGCGGGTGAGGGGTCAATAAACATCTTTTTAACCCATGCATGACCCGGTCCACCCGGATTGGTAGTAGCTCTCATGAAGATAGGCAGGTCTGATGCAGTACTACGTAGACGAGAACGCATATAGTTCCACGCAAATGGGGTAGACCACTGCGTTAACTCGTCAAAACCTACCCAACTAAACGCTAAACCTTGGTATCTAAGTACGTCTTCGTCTCTATCAAGGTATGAAAACCACAATCTAGCCCCACTTGGAGCTACCCACTGCATCTTTCTCTCCGACCACTTGATGCCGGGGTAGATCTTAGGGTACATCTCCTGAGACTTCCAGATTAATTCTCGAAGTTCTTCAGTAGTATGACGTAACAAAAGCCCGCTAAAAGCACTATGCCCCATATATCGTAGGGGGTCAGCAAGCATGGCATAAGATTTTCCTCCTCCTGCTGCACCTCCGTATAATACTTCACGTTCTGGTGCTGCTAAAAAGTAAGTCTGTGGTCCTACGTTTGGTTTAAATACAATGTTCTGACCTTCTAAGTCAGTAACATGCATTACCTCTTCTTCTTCACTTGTCTGCATCAACTGTATTGGTGCTGGTGTCTCTTTTACTTCCGAGTCTTTGTTCGAGCTTTTCCGCTTCTTCAATCGCTTTTTTGTACCTTGTAGCCCATCCTCTGAGCGTAGAAGCTTTTGTCTTGTTTCGCTGCTCATTTTTTATTCTTTTTAGTAGTCCAGCGTGTGATATCTCTCTGCCTGTTATCTTGGTTAGCCATGCTGCTACTTGCCTAGACGGATACTGCTTTAAGTATTTCTTTGCTTGCTCTAATGATTCTAACTCCAGAGGAATAGGATCTAGCATTGTCTCATCTGTCTCAGATACTTTGTACCCAAAAGGTACCCATATCTTAGCAAGTCTTGGGATTGAAACATATTCCCCGGTACTCTTAGCTTCTTCAGGCTGGGGTAATATCCACTTACCAGCCGTTAGACGTACCATAGTTAATCTTCTTCAACTTCTTTTTCTTTAGGAGGAAGAATCATTAAACCGTTAGTAGCTTCAACTTGTAACTTCTCTGTCTTCACTAAGCCTACACGATCTAATAGATCCTTTGCTGCTGACAGTTTATCACGTAATCCTAATTCTGTAGGGTCTACCATGCCAGATACAATTGACATAGCAGCACGAGGAGCATTACGTGCCATGTACAGTTGAGTACGCTCCATGATTTCATCTTTGATTCCCTTAATGATTTCAGAAGTAGGGCTATTGACTGAGTAGCCAGCTAGTTCTTTTGCACGTACAACATCTCCATGAGCCTGTTCAAATAGAACCTCAAGGAATATAGATTGTTTTTCTGTTAATTCTCTTGCCATTATGCTTTCCTAAATGGTTTAACCTTCTTGGCTACTGCCTTTGGCTGAGCTACAAACTGCTTACCAGCTTTAGTGCCCTCACGTTTAGCCTTAGATGTTGCTGCGTATTCTGCAGAGCTTAATGCCTTAATTGCTTTCTCAGGTAAGTAACGCTCTCCTGTCTCAGAAGATTTCTTACCAGACTTAGTAGTCCACTTTTGTTTACCCCAAGCCTTTAAAGATTCTTGTGGTTTCTTTAGTGCACTCACTTATATCCTCCACCTGCAGCTTTATACTTCTTAGCTACAAGCTGTGCCTTCCTAGCTGACCATTGACCAGCACCCGTTCCCTGTGTAGCTGCAGACTTTACCTGCGATACAATTCGCTTACGTAACTCAGGCTTTGTGTAGTTACCTGCAGCATTAACAGTTGATTTCTTTTTAGTTGCCATAGTTTTTATGTTCCTAATGCTGGATCAAAGTATTCTTCTACTGTTATGGTAGCATCCATTGTTGATCCAGCTTCAGTAGTTATTGAGATGTAATCACCCGCATTAAGAATGAGATAGCTTTGATCAAATTTTAAAAAGTTGTAACCACTAATAGTGTAGCCACTAACAATGTGGTACGTGCCACTTGTAGAACTATCGATCCAATGTACCTGAACGGTTTTATTACCCGATGTTAAATTGCACACTAACAAAAAAATAACCTTTGTTGTGTAGTTAGCTGGGCAGGTGTAAAGGGTAGTAGCAGTATTAGCAGGAAGAGTAGCACCTACACTACGCATCTTTGGTACAGAGAACTGACTCATTTACTTCTTTTTCACTTTAGCTAACTTCTTAGTTTTTACTGGGGAGAATTTAGTTACACCTGCCTTAGCAGCTTTAGAGCCAGATTTCTTAATCACACTTCCCCCTTTACGCATTCCGGGTGTAGATAAACTAGCAGACTTCTTTTGTTGTATTGCATTTTGTAAATCTTGTATCTGCTTATTTAACCTAGCATCAGGAGCAGATCTACCCGCTGCAGCTTTCTTAGCAGCAATCAATTCCTGAGTCATAGAGTTAATCTCTAAATCATCTTGAGTCATGGCTTAGTACTTCTTCTTACTCATGCCACCTTTATTCATCTTAGGCTTACCTACGGCAATCATTACTGCTAGTATCGGTTTTTTCTTAGCTGCTACAGATGTTTTCTTTTTAGCTACAGAACCACCTTTAGCCATTTTATTTTTCTTAGCTTCTTCGGCATCTTTCTCTTTAGCCTTAGACTCTTTATACTTAGCAATGTCTTTTGCTGCTTGGGCATTCTCTTCCTTAGTGCCCATTACATTCTCTTTGATACGGGTAAAGAGGTTGTCTGATTTAGATGGCATAATTACTTTTTACCTTTTTGTGCTGCGGGTACAGATGCACCACAGTTCGCATAACCGCCCTTAGCCATAGCTACTTTCTTTTTAGTTACAGAACCACCTTTTCTGAAATCTAAAGACTCTTGTAGCTCTTTCTTTTCTTTCTCCGTCATAGGACCCTTCTTAGCTGCAGGCTTATCTTTACCCATAGCAGAAGCATAGGCTTCTTTATCTGCAGCAGCTTCTTCTTTCTTAGTCAGCTTTTTAGAAGCCTCTGTCTTCTTTTCTTTGGCATACTCTTTCTGAGCCATTGCTGTATCTTCATCGTAGCCGGGGCTACCTGTGAATTTCTTAGCTGCTTTATCCATTTTCTCTACTTCAGACTTAGAGAAAAACTTTGCTACCCGTGAGGAGATTGACATGATTATTTACCTTTCTTTACTGCGGGTTTCTTTTTAGCTACACCACCACCAGCAGCCATCTTAGCTTTTGCCATACCACCACTAGCCATCATCTTAGCTTTTACTGCACCACCTTTAGCCATTTTACCTTTACCATCTGCAGCAAATGCAGGGACAGTTTCCCCCGCTTCATTCTTTACCATTGCCATACCCCCAGCTGCGTAGCCTTTCTTAGCCATACCCCCAGCTGCATAGCCCTTCTTAGCCATACCACCACTAGCCATCATCTTAGCTTTCATCATTTCTACTACTCCTTGTACAAGTTATTAAAGGTTACTTCTGCATCCATATATGAATCATCTTGCTCCGCACAATGTTTCCACTGACTTGGTCTAAAATCAGGTGCTCCTTCTCCAGTAACCCAATACGCTGGGCTTGTAACACGTATTCTGTTGTTAGGTAAAGCTACAATATTACCTGTCCACTTACCTGCATCAGTAAGCATTAATACGTGACTCTGTTTATGTTGAGATGGATCTTCTGATACTTCACTCTCAGCATAATCTACTGTAAATAAATACCTACCAGTATGAAACGCATTGTCAATCTTACACAACCAAGGAGATGGCTGTGCTCTATCGATACGAATAATTGAATGATGATATGAACTGCAGTCCCAAGGTTGAGCTAAATGTGTCTGCATACGCTCTGGAGGTTCTTCTAACTTAATGTCTCCAATCAACGCAGTGATAGGCATTCTTGCCCACATTGCTCCACCATGTACGTTTGCTTGGCTACCATCGTCTGCCTCACAACCTGTAAAAATAATCTGAAACGATAAACATCTGTCTGGCATTGTAGTTACTGCTACAGCTAAACCATGAATGAATTCTCCATGATAATCCTGATGCCCATTCGTAAACTCTTTCCTAACCCAACACTTGAAGTATGGAATGTTACTTGTTAGATACATGGGTAACTACCTTTCTATGCCTTACGTTAAACTACGTAAGCATAGTGTACTACCACTTGACCTTGTCTGACCAGTAAGCAGCTGACATCTTGCCCTTTGAAATATTCTTAGCGTGTCTGTCTTTGAATGC